ATTAAGATGAGTAAAATTTGAAGAAGTTACTTTTCTCAATTTTCTTGTCAAAGTATAACTTGCTAAAACATTAAGTGTTCCAGAGGTTTTAATTGTTATAACTTTGTCGGTGATAATATCAAGAACTTCTGCATCAAAAGAATCTGCTCCAGTTAGAGAATCTATAGTTACAGAATCTCCAAGAGATAAGTAATTTTCTTTGTTTAAAGTTAATTTATAAGTTTTTGGCGAAACACTACTAATTAACTCAACTTTATTAATTGAATATTTTACTGGATTACTATACAACCAATTTTTAAACTTAAATGTATCGTCTTCAATACCAAGAGTTTTTATATTAAATTGATCTCCTGTTTTATAATCAAATATACCATCTTGTTTTGAAAATCCAGATAAAACAGACGTAAGACGAACTTTAACGTCAATATCGGAAGGTTCTACTGCAGCAAAATTTTCTGTAGTTAAAGTGTTACCATCAATCAAATCATCGGTAATATTAGTGCAATCTAAAAATTGAGTTATTGTTTTAGATGTATAAGAAACAATGCCTGTTGTATTTGTGATGGAATTTGGATATGTTACATAGATTTCTCCAGAATTGGGAAATCCTATTGTTGAATCTACGTCAATAAAAGTAGATCCAGCAGAAACAGTTCCAATTATATGAGTTTTTGGAGCAACTTTAAATTTACCTGAGGTAGATCCAAGAACTCTAATATCTCTATTATATCCATCATCAAAAGAGAGTTTATAAAAAGTTTTTGCAGTTCCTGCATTTATTGTTTCAATATCATATATTGAAGTATAAGTTTCATCATTATCACCTTGGAATATAGTTCTACTTTCTAGATCTGAAGGATTGCCCTCAATTGATTCTACTAAAAAATTAGAAGTTACTAAGTTTCTAGCATTTGAAGGTGTGAACAGATAATCTCTTGGTTTTGTTATTTCAACATTTACACCATAAAGAGCTTTAAATAAAATTTTATAAGATTCATCTGTTCCTTTACTTGTGTAAAAGTCTTTTGCCTGCTTTATGAAAATATTTTTATTCAAATTCGATGCAAGAGGTCTATCAGATAACCCTGGCAGAAGTTGAATTTTAGTTTTATTTAAAAATTCTTTTAAGAAAAGGCAGCTTAAATTTTCAATAGTCGCGCCATCTGTATGTTCAGCAGATGAAGTAGAATTAAAGACAAGATCCCCTTGATTGGTATCGGACTTATATGAAGTTACTCCAACAAATCCCCTAATGCATCCAGTGAAAGAAGAGGATGTTTTTCCAGTGTAAGTTATTACCTCATCACCTATTCTTAGAAGGCCATATGAGTCTGGAAAATGATTTGTTCCGTCTGGAGATTCTGAAAGATTTACATTTATTGTTGTTGTAAATTCATCAATATCACCATTCAAAACTATTTCATGATTTAAAGTAGTCTGCTCATCAACCTTTACATATTGATCGATATTTTGTATTAAATCAACAGGGCCACTTTTGTATTCCTGACCAATATAATATTGCTTTAAAAATTCAGAGATAAGAGGGAACTCATTCTCAACATAAGTTGGGAGCTGGTTCTTGACGATGTTGCTAAACTTGATTCTTGTTTCTGCCATTTTTTCTATATCTCTAAATTAGTAACCGCTGCCTGAACCCGAAGGTGTTGATGAACCACCAGTTGCACCGCTAGTGCTAGTAGTAACAGTGGTTGTACCAGTAAAGGAACTATTGGTAGAAGTAGTCGCATTCACTGCATCGGTTGCTGCAGTAGTTATAACATTATCAGGACCACCAGCACGAACCAAATTACCCTCCGCATAAGAAGAAGAAACGATATAATTTGATGCTGATGGATCAAGTCCTGATGCAATTTCGTCTGATACCATTTCAAATGTACTGTTACTAGTATCTAGTTGCAAATAAAGGTCCTGTAATCCAACAACATCATTTGACAAAGGTGTTGCTTGAATTTCTATAATTTCTTGACTATCTTTTTGCATAGCTGCAATAATATTGATTGCATTAATGGTTATAATACCATTTACATAATCAATAGTTCCTACATTAGATCGTATAACGACTGGACTTTGAGATCCTATATTAGGGACAGTAAAGAAGAATAAAGTTCCGGTTTGTCTATTTGAATTAGGTATGTCACCAATATAAACATTTTCAGAAATTCCAGAAACTCTAAAAGAACTAGTTTTTATATTGTAACCAGTCATGCTTGAAATATAAAATTGATTACCAAATCCAATTTGATACTCTGCAATAGTATTTGGTACTACTCTCAAATCTCTCCTCATTTTTACAACAGTAATGTTTGAAGTTACTGAATCATGACTATCATCAATTATTTTCAAAAATTTACTATATTTAAATCGAGCACCATACTTATTTAATTCAGTAGAATCTGCGTATTTAGCGGCATTATTAGAAACTATTGTTGATACCTCAGCAGCTGATGGTGCTAAATTTGTATTGTAGTAAACTCTTGAACTTACTTCTAAGTAAAGATATTTGAGATCTAAGATTTCAGGAACAACTCCTGCTACTGCATATTTTTTTAATTTTAGTTTAATATTATCTTTGATTAAATTGGGAAGAAAATCTCCAAATCTAGGTTTGATGCTGATAAACACTTTACCGTACTGTGGAGGAATTAATTCTTCTCCACCAAATACCGAAATAGACTCTGTATCTGGATATATCTTTGCAGGAATTAATGTTTCATAATCATCCGCAGTTACTGCACGATTCTGAGTTGAATAAATTTTTGGTGCATATTTTCTAACAGATTCAACTTCTTCAATTGCAGATCCACCTCTAGAACTATACTCAGGTGTTATAAGTGATATACCAGATGTAACTGTATATTCACTTCCATCTCTTACATAAGTCAATCTGCCGTTAAACGAAAATTGTGAGAATCCATTTCCAGCATCACCATTAGTTACTAAGTAAGTAACTGTGATATAATTCTGATCATCAAGTTTTTTACCAAAAACTCCATCACCAAAAAATACTTCATATCTTTCATCTGATACTTCTTGTAAGAAATATACTTTTGAATCGGAACCAACATAGAATAAATTATCCTGCAAAGAATACTTTACCGTTGCGGTTGAAAATTCGTTATTCTTAACACCTACTCTAATTAAGTCGGTGTCAATTCCTACATTTGGTAGAATAAACTTTTGTTGAGGATTTCTAGCACTAAAAGTAAAATTCTTTTCTACAACTGTTCCTTCATAGATGGGTATCTCGTTAAAAGCAGCTACTCCATTGATCACAGGAACGGTTATATCATCTAAAATACAGAATGCCCCACTAGAACCACCAAAGACCCCAGTAGACGCTGCTACAGTCCCTTTACGGAGGGTTATAGACGCAGGTTTAGGGGTTATGTTAGATGCATCAACAAAGAATGATATTGCAGATATTGCTGCTTTTCTTGATCTAGGAGTATACCCAACGTTTCTTGCTAATGCTACTACATTTTCTCTTAAAGTTGCAGTATCAATAAAAACTTCGTTTGCCACCATGTTAGCATTATACGAAGTAATATACGTATTATATGCTAATACATCTAAAATGGTTGATAGGTTAGAGCCTTCAAAGTCATAGTCCGTAAAATTGGAATTTGACTTTAGGTATTCTTTGAGAGTGGTTTTAACGTCCTCAAAGTCTAAATTTGTAAAATTTACTAGTGACATTTTACCTTGTTGGTTGCAATACGAATTCTAATTGTTGTGTTGGGATATCATCTCCAATAATGTCATATATGATAACCACATCAAATGCATTGCCATCAATATTGGCATTTGCATCAACAGACTTTAAATTAACCCTTGGTTCATACCTATTAATAGATTCTTCAATTTGAGTCTGAATTTCAATTGCAGTTAAATCATCGGCATTTTCAAAAAGAGAATCAGTAATGCGAGATCCAAATCTTGGATTAAAAAATTTCTCTCCAGGATTTGTAAAAACAATATTTTTCACTGATCTTGCGATTGCATTCTCATTTTTCATCGCAATTAAATCCTTAGTCAGAGGATTAGTCTGAAAAGACATACTAATATCTTTAAATCCTTGACTTATCCTTTCTAAAGGCACAACAATACGGCAATTATGTATTATTTATCAAGGATTTTCCGCATTTTTATTCGTATAATGGTTCAGGGTCACTTTCTGTCGAAAAAATTTCACCTTCTTGATGAAGTTTTTTCTTTTTTGGTGTCAAATCATCATTCGATATCTCACGAAGCATTTTTTGATGCTGATGATTAGCTAAATTATCTAAAAAATCGTGTTCAGTTCCCATATTTTTCCTTTTTTGCTATTTATTGGGGATCTAAATGCCTCCCATCTTGAGATTTGTACATATCTTCAAGTTTTTCTTCTTCATTTTCACGTTCTTTTGCGGTTTTCCAGAAATATTCGTCTTCACGACCCATTCCAAGACGCTCAAAACCATTTTCAACACTATAATATTGAGTTGATACCTTAAAATCAGGCATTTTGGGGTCAACAGGAGTCAAACTGTTGTCAAAGATACGCATTCTATTGTTAGGGTACAGTGCATACTGACCGTTTTCAAGTTCAATTAGGTTATGTGACTTGTGTTCAGCTGGATTTTCACTAGTTGCATAGTCAATTACATCACAATCTTGATGATA